CCATCTACATACATGATGAATCTGTTAGCTACCTTAGGTTCAAAGGCTGTGAAAAATATTTCGTTTGGATCTAATACTGCCATTTTATTTTATGTTTATTTTTTTATTCAGTTATAAATATTATATTCTTTAATTCTTATGCAGGAAATTCAGCTCCTGTTGGTAGAATGTTGAAATCTAGGTAAATAAATTCTGCCGTTTTAGTTGGTTGAATGTATATAGCACCTCTTAATTCGTTTCTATCAATTACATCAGGTCCATTATTTGAATCATTCATTACAACTTTAAACGCGTATAAACCTTGTCTTTGTTGTACAGATTCTAAATATGGGTTAACTTGGCTTAAGAATGTATTTCTAGTAGCTGCTGTATTTTGTTCAAATACTAAGTTATCAGATATTTGAGAAATGTAATTCTTAAGAGCAATTAACAATCTTCTAACATTTACTCTATCTAAAGCACTTGCTTGATTTTGTAATGTTTTCTGACCAAATACTACTACTCCTCTACCTGGGAATGTAGCGATTGGATTAATTTTACCTGTGTATAAAGTATCTCTATTTGCTTGAGTTAACTTTCTTTCTGCTTGAACAACTTGTCCTAATCCACCTCGGTTAATACCTGCTGGTGCGAACCAAGCTTCTGCTGTTCTATCATTATTAGCATAAACACCTGGGATTAATGTACCTGCTGGTACCCAAACTCTTTGTCCTGAATCTGGATCAGTTACCATACACCATGGCCAATATGCTGCTGCATATGAAGTATCTTTATCAGCTCCTGTTGAAACTACATTTGTAATTGAAGATGCATATGGAACAAGATCTAATACTACAATGTTGTCTCCTCTATTCTCAGTATTTGATACTAAAGTATTTAATATTGAAGAATATCCTGATTGATATAATCCTGGAGCTGAGATGATATTATATTTAAAATCATCTTTATTAGCTAATAAGTTAAATGCTGTTGTGTAGTTACCACCTACTAATCCTTGAGTATCAGAATCTGAAATATTTTGGTAATATTTACCAGTTCCAGTTAAGATACTACCTACAGCGTCTCCAAATGAACCACTTTGAGCTAATGGAATAGAAGCTGTGTATTGAGCTTTTGCATTTCCACTATTATCTAAGTAATCTGGAGTTTTATAATTTACTGATTTTACTCTTACGTATCTTGAAGCGTTAGTGTAAGAACCACTTGTTTGTAAGTAAACATCTGTTCCTGATCCTCTAACTACTTGTTTTTGGTCTCCAATTACTCTAGCAATGTAATTTGAAGCTTTTGGATCTAATGATACGTTGTTAAAGCTTTCAAGTACTGATTTAGCTCTGTTTGTATCATTACCTTGTCTAATGATTACACTAAATGTACCTGATGAAGTATTTGGGGAAGCAATTTCCCATCTAATATTGTCTGTTGATCCGCTTTCTAAAGCACCAGTTGAAGATAATGTACTATCACTGTTCATTATATCACCTTGACCAATTGTTTCTAAAGTAAAGGCATTATCATCTGTAATGTTAGCATCTACAAGAGTTACTACTAGATCAGCTGTTGGGTTACCCATAGCAGTTGTTGCTACGGTTAATGTATCTCCTACTGCATATCCTGTTCCAGCAACTGCTACTGAAATAGCTGTTGTTTCTACAAATAAATCTGCTGCTGCAACAGTTAATACAAGATCTGTACCACCACTTGTTGTAGCACCTAATGATCCTGATGGTATAATTAATGTATCTCCTGCAACATATCCTGAACCTGTTGCTACTACTGTAGCTGAGGTAATTGTTGTAGCACTTGCTACTATAATTGTAGCTGTAGCACCTGTACCAGCACCTGAACCACTTGTTAAAGCTACTGTATAAGTATCTGCTACCATTCCAGCACCTGGGGTTGATTCAGTTAAATCTGCACTTTGGCTAAATTTACCACTTGCAGATGTTGCCGTAACTGCTAATTGTATTGATGTTCCAGCCCCACTTGTAGATGGAGTTACTGTGCCCGAAAATTCAGCACCACCTTCACCACCTGAAGTATAAGAACCAAATAAATTACTTCCTGATGGAATATCACCACTTTCTTGATCATTAAAGATTGTTGATGAAGTTGCTTCTGTAAACGATCCTGAAGCTACTCTAGTAACAATTAGAGAAGTACCTCCGTTTACAAAGTAATTGTAAGCTGAGATAGATGTTAAGAATGTAAACTCATCAGATCCAC